GAAGAGGCGGCGCGGGGGACTAGATGTTCGCGCGCGGGGGAATTGAAGGGGGGGGTATCCGGGGCTCCGGGCCGACCTCCGGGAGGCAATCATGGCCGGACGCAAGCCGAAACTGACTGGCGACCGCGCACGCGAAGGCGCCGCCGGCATCCTGGCCGAAGGCCTCAGCCTCGCCCAGGCCCAAGGCGTGCGCGCCCCGACCATCCTGGACCGCCACGGCAAGTCCGAGTGGAACCGCATCGTCGCCGGCCTCGCCCCCCGCCGCAACCTGTCGGTCATGGACCTCGGCGCGCTCGAGATGTGCTGCCACGCCTACCAGCGCTGGCGCAACGCCGCCGAGCTGATGAAGAAGGACGGCCCGGAGGGCCCTTACCAGACCACCCCGCAGGGCTTCCGCACCATGTCCGCCGAGGCGGTCGAGCTCGCCCAGGCCTTCAAGCAATACCGCGCATTGGCATCCGACTTCGGCGTCACCCCGGTCGCCCGCATCAAGACCAATGGCACCGCGCAGGGCGAGCTCGACTTCGGCGACGCCGCCCGCCCGCATGCCGACCACGACCCGACCGACCCGCTGTCGCTGCACTGAGATGAACGCGCAAAGCCTGCCGACGCCCCGTGTTGAGCGGGCCGAGGTCTATGTTGACGACGTGCTGTCCGGCCGCCGCACTGCCGCAGAATTCGAGCGCCGGATGGTCGAGCGCCACCGCGCCGACCTCGACGCGGCCAGTTTCGACGACCCGGATTTCCCCTGGGTCTTCGACCGCATAGAAGCCGAGCGCTGGTGCCGGTTTCTTGAAATGATGCCGCACCTCAAAGGGGACTGGGCGGCAAAAGGTGAAACGCTGCATCTTGAAGGCTGGCAGGCGTTCATCACCGCGACGTTGTTCGGCTGGCGCCATCGGAAGACTGGCAAGCGCCGTTTCTCGGTGGCCTACATCGAGGTGCCGCGGAAGAACGGAAAGTCGCTCTGGCTTTCCGGGATGGCAAATGCGGCTCTTCTGATCGACCGAGAGGAAGGCGCCGAGGTGGTCAGCGCCGCCAGCACCTCGAAGCAGGCGCGCATCGTCTTTGAAGGCATGCGGAAGATGCTGCTTCGGCTAAAGACGGATCAGCGCTTCGCGGCTTTCCGGCGATTTCTTGACGATCAGAAGGTGCGCGTCCAGATGCATGAAATCCATGTGGATCGGACATCATCGGTCGCAAGGATTGCCGCATCGCAAACCCAGAGCCACGACGGTGGGAACCCCTCTTTCGCCGCAATCGACGAGCTGCACGAACACCTGTCGGATGACGTGCTCGAGGCGCAGAAGAACGGCCAGGGATCGCGGTCCCAGCCGATGACGGTCTCGATCACGACGGCGGGCGCTCGCCTTGAGAGCGTCTGTTATCGGGAGCGCGCCTACGGGGTGAGGGTTCTGCGGCGCGTTCAGAAAGACGACGGATTTTTCGCGGCCATTTACACGATCGACGAGGGCGACGACCCGTTCGACGAGGCTGTTTGGTCGAAGGCAAACCCCTGCCTTGGCGTCTCCAAATCGCTAGACTACATGAGGAAGCGTGCCACGACAGCCCGGGCCGACCCGGTGGCGATGGGCAATTTCCTGACCAAGCAGCTCAACGTCTGGTCGGCGGCGGGCGTCTCTGCGCTGGATCTCGACCGCTGGCGCAGCCGCGTCGATCCGGCGCTGACCCTGCACCGCCTGCGCTCCTGCACCGGCACCGTCGTCGGGGTCGATGCCAGCAAGACGGATGATTTCACCAGCGTCGCGGCCTGCGGCTGGATCGGCGACGACCTGCTGGTCTGGGACGAGCACTGGGCGACCGCCGATGTGCTCGACCGCCCGGGCAACGAACAACTCGCCGCATGGGCCGATGCCGGCTGGATCACCCGCTGCGAGGGCGCGCTGATCGACCTCGAGGCGGTGGCCGAACGCGTGGCCGAAATCTCCGAGGCGGTGTTGGCGGAGGAGATCGCCTACGACCCGCAATACATGGCGCAGGCCGCCCTCGGCCTGTCGCGGCGCGCCTGGACCGGCTGCGCCCCTGTGGTGGTCGAGGTGGTGCAGCGCCCCTCGGCGCTCGATCCCGGCCTCCGCACCCTGCAGGGCCTGACCCGCGAAACCCGCGTGGTCACCCGCGGATCGCCGGTGCTCGACTGGATGGTCTCGAACGCCCGCGCGAAACCGGCCGGCGACTGGCTGCGGCTGACAAAGGACGGACCGATGGACAAGATCGACGGGGTCAGCGCCATCGTGACCGCGCTGGCGCGCATGGAAGTGCCGGAGGAGGCTGCGCCCGGCGAAAGCTACCTCGCGACCATGCCGCTGATGGTGCTCTGATGCTGGGGTGGCTGCGCAAAAGCTGGTCGGCGGTCAACCTGCAAAGCACGCAGCCCGGCTGGGCGACCGTGTTCGGCTGGGGCCGCCCGGGCGACGAGGGCGCCTCGGAAATCTCGGCCATCCAGGTCGCGTCGGTGTTCTGCGCGGTCCGCGTGATCTCCGAGGGCATCGCGCAGATGCCTGTCGCGATCAAGCGCCGCCGCATGGTCGGTGCGCGCTGGGTGACCGAGCCCGCGCCAGACCACTGGGCGCAGCGCCTGCTGACCCAGGCGCCGAACGACTGGCAGGCGCCGCACGAGTTCATCGAGCACATGGTGTTCTGCGCTGTGCTGGCCGGCGGCGGCCTGGCGGTCAAGGACATGCCGGGCCGGCCGTCCGAGTTGATCCCGATCCCGCCCGGGTCATGGTCCCTGCGGCGAGAGCGCGACCGGTCGCTGACCTACGAGGTCACGCTGGCCGATGGCGGGCGCGTGACGCTGCGCCAGGACGAGGTGCTGCACCTTCGCGGTCCCAGCCTCGACAGCTGGTCCGGCCTTCGCCCCGTGGCGCTGGCGCGACAGTCGATCGGGCTGGCCGATGACCTGCAGCGGCAGCAGCGCCAGACGGCCCGCACCGGAGGGCGCCCCTCCGGCGTGCTCTCGACCGAGGCAGCGTTGGGGCCCGGCGGCGGCAATGTCCAGATGTCGGCCGAGATGCGCGAGAAGCTGAAGGCCGCATGGGACGAGAAATTCGGCGTCAGCGGCACCGGCGGCGTCGCGGTCCTCGATGGCGGCTGGAAGTTCTCGGCCATGCAGATGACCGCGGTCGATGCCCAGCACATCGAAACGCGCAAGCACGAGATCGAGGAAATCTGCCGCGCCTTCCGCGTGTTCCCGCAGATGCTGATGCAGTCGGACAAGTCCAGCACCTTCGCCAGCGCCGAAAGTTTCTTCCGTGCCCATGTCACGCACACTCTGGGGCCGTGGATCGCCCGCGTCGAGGGAATGCTGAACCGCGACCTTCTCGGCCGCGAGGCGCTGGCGCAAGGCTATTTCGTGGACCTGGACGAGCGGAACCTGCTGCGCGGTGACATCGCCAGCCTTGGCGACTTCTACACCAAGGCGCTGGGCGCCGGCGGCACGCAGGCATGGATGACGCCGAACGAGGTCCGCGATGACCTCGGGCTCAACGGCCTCGACGGCGGGGACCGGCTGTCGGCCGGCTCGATGGATCAGGGACAGAATGGGGGCGCGGCATGATCGAGCGCATGACTTTCGCGGCCGAGGTCAAGGCCGACACGGGCGCCGAAGGCGTGGTCGAAGGCTATGCCAGCGTGTTCAACGTGCAGGACCGCGGCGGCGACATCGTCACGCCTGGCGCCTTCGCGGCATCGCTGACCAAAGGCCGGCCGCTGATGTTCTTCGGCCATGACCCGGATCGGGTGCTGGGCGTCTGGGATGAGGTCGCCGAAGATGACCGCGGCCTGCGCGCCCGCGGCCGGATCAACATGGAAAAGCAGCTTGGCCGCGACGTGATGTCCGACATCCGCATGGGCGCGCTGCGCGGCCTGTCGATCGGCTACCGGGTGCAGGACCGCGAGATCCGCGGCGCCACCCGCCTGCTGAAACAAGTCGATCTGGTCGAGATCAGCGCCGTCGCCCTGCCGATGAACGGCGACGCGCTGATCGACGCGGTCAAGGCCGCGGACATGACCGAACGCGAATTCGAACGGCTGCTCACGCAGGACGCTGGGCTGTCCCGTTCCGTTGCCCGCCGGCTGATGGCCGACGGGTTCAAGGCCATCCGGGCCACGCAGGACGCTGACCGGGATGCAGACGCAATCCGCACGCTGCTTACGCAGCGGATCGCGGCGGCAACACTCTGACACAGGAGGCCGGCATGGCTGACCCGACCGAACTCAAGTCCCTGATCGAGCAGGGAAACCAGACCATCGACGCCCTGCGCGGCAAGGTCGATGACCTGACGAAGAAGCACGACGGCGTGACCGAGAACGAGATCGTCCCGCTGAAGAAGTCTGTCGCGGACCTGATGCAGAAGCTGCAGGACAAGGACGCCGAGTACAAGGCGCGCATGGACGATCTGGCGCGCAAGCGCGACCTCTCGGCCCCGGGCGACAAGCCCGACGACACCGCGGCCAAGGCCTTCGCCGGCTGGCTGCGCAAGGGCGACCGCCTGCCGGATGCCGAGTTCAAGTCGATGACCACGCTGGTCAACCCGGACGGCGGCTATCTGGTGCCGGTGACCATGGCCGATGGCGTCCGCAACCGGCTGCGGCGCACCTCGCCGATCCGGTCGCTGGCCAATGTCGTCACCGCCTCGATCTATTCGGAACTGATCGAGCGCGGCGACGCGGGCTTCGAGTGGGCGGGCGAGACGCAGACCCGGTCCGAGACCGCCACCCCGACGCTGGTCAAGGTCGAAATCAACTCGGCCGAGTTGTCGGCCCGCGCCCGCGTGGCGCAGCGGATGCTGGACGAGGCAACCATGGACGTGGCCGGCTGGCTGGAAAGCCGGGTCTCGGACCGCTTCGCGCGGGGCGAGAATGCGGCCTTCGTTGCCGGCGACGGCGTCGCCAGCAAGCCGCGCGGCTTCACGACCTACACCACCGCGACCACGGATGACGAGAGCCGGGCGAACCAGGCCCTGCAGCACGTCGTCTCTGGCGCCAACGGTGCCTTCGCCGCCTCCGGCCCGGCCGATGTCCTGACCACTGCGTTCTACAAGCTGCAGGCTGCCTACCAGGCCAACGCGACCTGGGTGATGAAGAACGACACGGCCGCCGCTGTGGCGACGCTGAAGGATGGCGACGGCAGCTATCTGCTGCGCACCATGCTCAACGCCGATGGCACCATGCTGATGTCGATCCACGGGCGCCCGCTGGTCCTGGCGCACGACATGCCCGCCCACACCGTGACCCTC